GCAGTATGTTTATTAATAAACACACAACAGGTCCTGCACCAGTCATAGGTGCGGGGGGTCGAAAGACATCAGCGACGTTGCTCCGTAGGGAGCCACGTGACCGAGTCCTCCATGACGTCAAACGGGGTGTGATTGAGGAATCACACTTCGCTGACAGGATGTCGGCACAAAACTTCTTTAAGAAGTCAGACGCCGCCTTAGTCGACACATTTAAGTTGATTGGGGTCCAATTTACTACTGTCCTTAATCCTAAATCCTTCTGCCACACTGACCTTAAGGTCCTTGTGAAAGAGCTGAAGACTTTTGTCTCAGGTTTCTTTCCTATGGTCCTTGGCGATGAGCTTCCGGAGGGGTTTGTGATTGATGGTTTGTGGTCGAAGTTCAGTACTCATGCAAGATCTTACCTCCAACCCCGTTTCTCTAATAAGAGAAATCTGGTTCGGAAGATCAGGCTTGCAGCTCTACTAAACTATTCGAAACGACTCTTTCCTAATCTTCCAAGGGAACTCGTGGATGCCAAGCTGGCTGATTTCACTGAGTTTATAACATCACCGGATACCGATGTCCTTCATGAGCGTGAAGCTCTTGAGAACGCGATAGACCGGGAGGTCAATAGACTCCCAGTGTTCAAAGCTCGCTATGACCAACCATTTGTCCCTACTGGTTCTTCCTGTCTTGAATCCACCCGTGCGAACGGGGGAATCCAAGGTTGGACTAAGAAGATACTACAAAGCCTTTTCGACCACTTCCCGTGGTTGGAAAAGATTCATCAAATCGAGGGAATTGGAGAGGAAATCCTCTTTGGTTCTATGTCTCCCATTTGGAACGAGATTCTATCTATCCTCTTTTCAGAGGCGATTGAATCCTTCCCTATGGAGGGTCCTTGGGACTTGATGGAAGTGGCGCCAGCTGCAATTGCTGAGCCTCTCAAGGTTCGTATTGTGACACGATCCTCCTGGATTCTCCAATTATTGAAACCGATTCAACTTGCATGGCATTCTACCATGCGACAGGATTCGGTTTATGAACTAATTGGGGGTAAATCAGTTGAGGATGCTCTCGTGGCACTGAAACTTGAGAAGGGCCAGAAATTTGTTTCTGGTGACTACGAATCCGCTACGGATCGTATCCACCTTCACTACACCAAGTATACTGCTCAGAAGATGTTTGAGCGTACCCGTTTCACCTTTCCCGAGGGAATGGTGTTTCAAGACATGGATATTGAGGGTTGGCTTAACCGTATGGTTATCCACTCCTTTGATTCAATCTTTATTGGTGAGTCTAGTAATGTAGTTCTTCGGGGACAGATGATGGGTCATATTCTCTCTTTTCCTCTTCTTTGTATAATCAACAAAGCAGCATCATCTTTAACCCTCCCACCGGATCGGTGGATGAGAATTAACGGTGATGATGTTCTGTTTCCCGCTTCAAAACGGGAATACAAAGAATGGGAACTTCATACCAAACATGTTGGACTGAAGAAGTCCATTGGTAAGAACTATTACTCACGTGATCTCGCCATGATTAATTCCGAGGTCTACACCTGGTCAAAGGAGAAGAACCGTATGGTTCGTCTCATTTTCCCTAATGTAGGTCTTCTCGGTTATCTTGGGGACTTTGTCGATAAATTTGGTCGACAAGTCACACCCTGGGAACAATTGTCAGGTATCGTGGTTGATTTCTGGAAAGGAATCGAACCTCGCTACCATGACTTTGCTCTCAGAATGTTACGTGAGAGGTACCCTATAGTATCTGGTTTTCCTGGATCCTTCTTTGGACCCACGAATCTCGGATGCCTAGGATTACCTGTTCCCGCGGGTCATACTTATACCCGTTACCAGAGGATTTGGATGGAGGCGCACCGTTTAGGGGTTTACTCTTTCCGTGAGGGAATTCGTACGGACTATGCCCGTATTGAAACTCTCTACCAGAAAGAGATCCCACTTCAGGATGAATTCCTGAGGTGGGGTGTCCCGGATGTAGTGCTTACTCCTGAGAATATTTTGCCCGATCCGTACTCTCGATCCGGAGGATTGTCCAGGGAACTAATGCAAATTCGGAGGTGGTTTGAGGGGTTGATAACTCTCAAACACCAGAAGATCTTTGGTAGGAGACGATTCAATCGTTTCCTTATCCGGAATCCTCTTCCGCCCCTTTCTGGGGAAGCATTAGACTCGGTCCTCCAGAACCAATGGCACGAGTCACGCCCACAGTGGTACCATATTCGACAAGGTACCCTTGTTGACGAGCCGGTCGTCCGATTTCATTTCTAATCACGCTGGGATCTAGCCCTGTAGGCTAAACGAGAGACCAAGAGGTCCCGTCGAAAAGCGCAATGGTCCGGGCGATACGCCTGCACTGATTAATTAGAAATGACGAAGATAAACAAAAATAGGGGAAACAGTAATGTTTCCCAGAAGAAGTCTGGAAATAAGGATATGAAATCCTCTTTCAAGACTAATCCCGTCTCCCGTAATGTTACTGAGCTAAATAGACGTGTAACTACTCGCCTTCGGGCGAATCAGATGCGTCCTACTTCCAATGGACTAATTGTTCGTAATGCGGAAAAAGTGTATACTGTCCCCGGTTCTACAACCGCGGTCACTACCTTTTCCACACTTCTGGCTCTTAATCCTTGTGGTAGTCTGTTCTCTTGGTTATCCAAGATAGGAACTAACTATGCCTTGTATCGTTGGAAGAAACTCCGTGTCTGTTACGTCTCCGTTGTGCCTACAAGCACACTTGGTAACGTACAGATGGCACCATTCTTTGACATTATTGATGCGATCTCTTGGAATACTGGCGGTTCGAGCACTTTGCTCTCCATGCTAGAACATTCCACTGAGGGTCCAGTCTGGGGTTCTGTCATTAGATCTGAATCTAAGGGCATCTCCTCGGATATAATGTGTGAAGTCGATGTTGATCGACTTCATATGAGGACTCCCTGGTTTCGCTGTGCGCCTGCTGCCGTCTCTGCTAACTATGCCGAATTCAATCAGGCTGTTGCCGTCGAAATTGGTTTGTTAACGAATTGGTCCGGCACTGCCAGTCAAAATGTCGGTGATATATGGATAGAATATGAGATTGAATTCTCTCATCCTAACTATAATTCCGTTGGTACCAACTTTACACTATCAGCCTATGACTCGGGGATGAGAATGCGAGAGCATTCTACCTCCCCTAGTATTTACGCCTCTCTTTTAGAGGAGTGTCGGCTTAGGGATATGTTAGTTGATGAGGAATCTATTCCTCCTCCTTCTTCTCCTTAATAAATGTAAGTCCCTATTGGGCCAACATTCATCCTCGGCTCCTAGATTCTTGATTGGTCTACGTTGGTTATCTAACCCGATTAGTACTAAGTTACTAGTTGTATAATTGGACCCTATTCAAGCTCTT